CTGTGGATATGCGTAAAGCGCCCACGCTACGAATCTGTCTACGTTTGCGTCTGAGAATGTGAAAGTGTCTGCAACGTCACCCGCTGCTGTTGATACTGTAAATGTGAATCCTGCCATTGTTTTATCCTGCTGATACCTTTAGTGTTCCTGAATCACTCCAAATCTCGCCCGCTACCGCTGGGTCTGAAGTTGGCAAACTCGCAACATTCAATGTGTTGCACTTAAAGCCCGTGTATGCGCTATCATCGGCAAGACGCGCTTCAAGGGTTGTGCCGTTGGTTTTAATCGCGGAGTGGGATGAGGTTATGCCAAGCGCCACCATTCCGTTTGCGTTGGATGAGCTGCAAACATTCAGGCGACCATTTGAAAGAGTGTAAATCCTTGTCCCGCCCGCGTTGCTTGCGGATGCAGGGAAGAATATGCGGGCGTGGCCACCGATACCAGACGTTTCACCAAGATTGAATGCCCTGTCTGAGCCAGTTCCAGCGGACTCGACAACAAATTTAAATATATTAGCGTCCCACCCAAATCTAGCCCGCTCGTAATTGCTGGAGTCGGAAAAGCTGTTGTAGATATTTAACGTCTGCGCGTTGGTGCTGTTGCGGAGTGCCAGGGTGTTGGCGGCATCGCGGGCTAATTTCAGGTCTTGAGACGAACCAAGTATCAATTCGGACGAGTCGGCAAGGTACACATCGCCAAGTTCATTGGTCGCGGAACCTAAGTCATAGCCCGCCGTGGTCGGTTGCAGGGTTGTGCCGGACTCTTCCCAATTCGTCAGGCCGCCACCACTCGGCGTTTCTGCGTTCCAGTCCGTACCGTCAAAGGTCAGCACATCACCATCGGCAGGCGTCTTGCTCTTGTCGGTGTCAACGTCTGCGAGGTTGGTCAGGTTCTCGCCGGTGATGCCGGTTAGATACGTTCCGAGATCGGAGATGTCCGCCTCTACAAGCGCCCTTGACTCCCAATCAACACCATCAGCAATCAGTGCGTTGCGATTTGTCGGAGTGCTGGTGTTTACGTCTGACAGGCCGGAGAGTTCGGATGCGCCGCTTGAGGGTGTTGCCCATGTGCCATCGCCGCGCCAGAATGTACTGCTCGATGCGTTCGTCCCACTATTCAGGTTTGATACCGCAAGATTGCCCGTTACATCACTGGCAAGGTCAATTAGGTTGACCGTTATGACCTGCCCTGAGATAGTCAGGTAGTCAACCTGCGGCGACATGGCATAGGTAAGGCTAACATCAGTCGAGTTATCCGTCCCCGCTACATCTACACCAAGCGTTGCCCGTGCCGTTGCCGCGTCTGCATCGTCTACCAGCGTTGCGCCAAAAGCTGAAATCGTTGTGCTTGCGGGCAGGGAAAGCGTCTTGATGTCGGAGTCAACCTCGCTATCCATCAACGCGCCCGCTGCTGTTACATTTGCAGTCGTGACTATTGCGTCATCAAGGTTGGCTTTGGTTATCTTCTTTGAAGTGCCGCCATCGTTTACATAGAACTCATCATCATCCGTCAGCGTGGTTGTGGCGGTCAATGCTGATAATTTAGTGTCTGCCATTACTTACTCCAAAATAAGTTTGTCGCCACTCTCAAGCAGCAGATAGTCGCCCGACTCCAACAGCAGGGAGTCAACCCCTGCATCGGCTTGGTCATCGGAAACACCCTGACGGCACATCAGCGTCAGCATCCGGTCACGGGTGTCATGGTTTATAACGTCCTCGATGTCGTAATACAGGCCGTCATGCTTCACCCGCCAGGACTCATCAATAGACGAGTTATAGCGGATAACAATGCGCACCTTCGCTTCAGGCTGTATCTGGTTCTGGGCGTACATCTCGCGCCCAGACAACGGCTCAATCGCGCCCCAGACTGTTGTTTCAGTTGACCACGTTACAGCCTGTTCGCCGTATGAGTTGACGGTGTAGGTCTTTGACTGTAGAACCAGCCTGTGCCGTAAACGTCCTGCTCTCATCGGTACAGCCTATACGGGTTAAGCAGAATCTCTGCCGTCTTGTTTACATGAAGTTGACCCGGATACATAATTTGCGCCTCGCGGTGTTCATACATATCGCCCACCATCAGCAAGATAGATTGAATCACAGCCTGCGGAGTTGCGTCTGCTTCGGGCGAACCGTCAATGTATCCAACACGGTAAGTTATTTGCACCGCATCAGATCGCGGATAGGTGGACTCAAATGAAATGCCGTAGTTCCGTTCAAGCGTGTTATAGAACACGTTGTAATTAGTCGAGGCCCATGTCTGCAAAACGGAGGGGCTTGCCGTGTCCCAATACTTCACAGACGACACCGAATAAACCGGGCCAAACGGTAGCCAGATATTATCGTAAAATCCCGGCAGGTCGGCCCTTAGCGTCTTGTCTGTAAATGACCGCCCGCAATAGTTTTCAGCCCAAAGCCTCGCGGCGGTTATCAGGTTGCCTATCAGCGTGTCATCATCAGTGATGTCAACACGGAGAAATGCTTTTGCCGTTGTAACGGATACCGGCTCAGTGGTCGCATCCGTTATCGTTGTTACGTTCGAGGGGTCAACCTTGTACATTTAGACGTTCCCAAAATTCGCCGGATTTAACCTGCGTGTGATGCCACTGCGCCCAGCTTAGATCAGTCAGCCAGGATTCGCGGTCATCGTGAATGTCAGCGCAGACATGCGAGTCAGGGCAGTCAACATGCAAGCCGTTAATTGCCGCGTCAACAAGGGCGGTACTGCTTTGCCCAACCGCTACATCGCACATATCCCAAACCATATCCAAAGACCACTTCGGGTTCATGGCCGGGGATGTGGTGAATCTGTCAGCGGGGTGATGTCTGCAATACACCCTGCCATATTTATTCCGCGCCTCGAATATCATTCGGGCCGGGTCTTGCCCGTAGTCTGCAAAGACCATCGCACAAGCCCGCTTGCCCTTATCCTCTTTCATCGGTTGCAACTCGGGCAGGTCGCCGTTCGGATAGGGCATGTCGAAGTTACAGAAGTCCCTCGTACCGTCAGGCTTCAACCATCCAATCGAAACGTCCCACCGGGCTGAACCGTAAAAACATCGGTTTAGCCACAATACACGGTCTTTCCCGACCCATTCGTTATAGGCATACCACGGCCCCTGGATAACGTGAACGTCACCCGGCGCGGTTCTGCTGGCCGTGATGTGTGCGTTCAACCCGTGCCGCTTAAAGCCTTCCTGTAGCCAGCCCGCCGTTTCCTTCTGGTTGTCTAGTGACGGGTTGCTATGGATCACCACTGAAACCATGATTCCCTCACTTCGCTTGGTTTGGGGTCGCCGTGGAATACAACCACCCTTGTCCCTTCAGGCAAACCGCCGCGGCAGTGATACTTGTAGGACTTGATGCCTTCCGGTATCTGGCGAACGATTAGCTTGTCAGTGTCCCTGAGATGCGTTATCCATTCCTGATCGCCCCACAGCACTCCCGGCTTATTCACGGGCGGCCAGTGGGCAATGGCTGGATCGAACAGGTCATATATCTGCTTAGTCTGGTAGTTCTTTGACCACGCCATCACGGACGACTGACAGCCGCCGTGACCGCTTGCCGCCCAATTCCACGGCATAGATATTGTCGGCTTAACGTAGTCAGCCAAGTAGTCAATGGAACCCGTAATAACGACATCTAAATCAAGATAGATGTTCTGGTCATCACAGACATCCCACGAAAACAGGTTGACCTTGCCCCACCATCCCGGCAAGTCGTTTATCGGCGGGATACACTCCACGCCTTCAATGTCCCTATCCGTGATGCACTTGAACTGATGCGGGACGGACAGCTTCTCAGCAACGGTTCGCTTGAGCCGCTGGACGCAATAATCAGGGTACTTGTCACCCCAGCAGACTGACCAGACTGTCAGCATGGATTAACCTCAACTCGGCTTGTTTTTCATCGTTAATGACTATCGACTCGTCAGCACCCCAATCCATGCGGGCCAACATAGCGGGCCAATAGGTGTAAATAATGTACTTGCAACCACTCGCCGCGATATTGGCGGCTGCGGCGTCCTGGTGCGCTTCTGGCAGGTGGTTTAGCACCCATAGGCACATCAGCAAATCAGCCTTCGGTGGGACATCGTGAATGATGTCCATGTGCTTGACTGACGGATGCCTCGGCACAAGGTCAAACGCCTGGTAATCAACATCCCAACCAACGCGGCTTACCCAGTTAAGGTCGCCCGCGCCAATGTCCACCACAGACTCAATGCCGTGTCGCTTTACCACATCAGCCAGCCACTCGCGCTGCGCCTTTGTTCTGGCAAGCGTTGAACCAGCCCCGCACTCTGTTTCAGGAAGCCCAGACCGCCAACCCCTTTGATACTTGGCTATCTCTGTTTGTATTTTTCCTTCTGGATGCATCCCCGCGCCTTGTCTTCATTAAACTCGATGCCGTGGTGTTCAAACGCTTTGCGTATCTCGCTGAAGTCACCAGCAACAAGTCGCTCGGTGTGGATGTCCACCCCATCACCCTCGTCACGCGCCTGATCCAGCATCCTTTCACGGGTCTTAACCGTTTGCCACATCTCACGCGGCGGTTGTAGTTTCCGGCTGCGCGGATTGCGCTTTTCCTGTAGCGACTTGCAAATCTGCCATGGGTCGCGGCGAACGATAAACAACTTGTAATCAAGGTGCTTAAAGCAGGGCCAGTATTCAACACCCGTCTTTACGCAGTCGTTTTCATCAATGACTGACTCAATGCCCGATAATTGTTTACAGAACACCCCGGTTGCATAACCCATTCCGCGCTTATGATCCCTCAGCCATGCTTTTGCTGGTTCATGCTCCCAATACATATACCCAAACTGGCTTATGCTGTTGCTGTGCTTCGTATCAAACCCATGGGCCGCAAAGATTGACGCGACCAATGACGATCCAGACCGGGACTGCATTAAAATCAAAATCATAGCTGTCTTATCCAATCACCTCGTCAAACTTCAGCGCGTCCGACAGGTTGTACAAGTCCGTATTGGACAGCTTGACCGCCTCCTCTGCGGGCAAGTCATGGCGGTTCGTGTACACAAGCGCATCCGAATGTTCTAACAACTGGTCGCATTGGTCACAGTACGGGAACCGCCAAAACTCGCCCTTGCGATGCGCGTCCCGTAAATCCTCGTACTTTTCACCCTTCAGGATTTCAGGGATTGTCTGCTCAAACGCATTACCCAAAACAATCTGGTTGTTGTAGTCGTAACAGCAGGGGATGACCTCACCATTCCATTGAATCTGTAGCGGGCCGTTCTGCGGTCTGCCGCACGTTTTCTTTTCACCGCAGCGGGCACGGTAGTCTTTACCGTCACCGAAGTTGTGCGGTTTCCAGACCTCGATGTAGTCCACCTTCGGCTCCCAAAACTTCAGGAAGTCATCGGTGTCGCGTTCATTCTCAGGCAAGACCAGATATGACAACTGTAGTTTACAGTCAATCTTCAACACATCCCTTACCGCCAGGAAGTGCAGCAGGTTTTTTGTCGTGCGCTCAAAGTCCAGACCGCGCATCACCGCGCCGTAAGTCTCAGCCCGCATCCCGTAAAAACTGACCCGCATCTCGTCGAGTCCGGCCAGCAAAAGCGATGCCGCCCGCTTCGGTGTCAGAGCCGACCCGTTGGTTATAATATACGTTCTAAGGCCCTGAGAGGCCGCGTAACGGACTTTCTCCTCCAACTGGCGGTCTAGCATAGGTTCGCCGAATCCCGTCAGCACGACCTGTTCTGCGCCAAGTGAGACGATTTCGTCAATAGACCGCTTGTATTTCTCCTGATCCATGATGCCGTGGGGTCTGTCGTGAGACTCCCGTGGACACATGATGCAAGAAGCGTTGCAGTGGTCCGTGACTTCGTATCTAACCTCTGGGTGCTGCAATTTCTTCATAAATGTTCCCAAACGGGAAACAGGTCATTGCAGACCCGTCCGTGCAGTTTATTATTTCAATCCCGTAATCCTCGGGCTTGATCGTTTCCATCTCGCGAATGAGTCCTTCCATCTCGCCGTCAGGCCCGGTCATGGGCCAGTGATTCTTGGTTAATTCATCCTCGCCCAAGTACCTGCGCCGCTCGTATTCTGTGCGCGACTTCTTACCGTGGAACCGCATGTCCCAACCGACCAGCAACAGCTTGGTGCATCCGTACAAGTACGCGATGTTGACCAGTTGCGGGCCTGTCCCGTGATGCGCGGCGATCCATGATGGATCAGAAGAAAGCCCATCTTCCCACCGCTCCTCGATGTACTCAAGACCAGGATACTTGCCCTTCAACTCGGGCCGGGTTGTCCACTTGTCGCAGGGCTTGTCTTTTATCTCGGGCCAATATAAATCCCAAAACTGAAAATTGCATCCATGTAGCACATCACAGTTGAATATCTCGTGCGCCCGGTTAGCGCAAAAAATGGGCATACCTGATTGGTTAACAGCATCTATAACGTCCGGTGTTATGCTCGGCCCTGTGCCGCAGACAATCCCCGTGGCACCCTCGAACTTGCGCGGAATCATGCCAGCCGCCCCACGACTTCGTCAAGGTCATAGCGCGGAAAGTGGTTTAAAGCCGTTTCCCGCGTCAGGTTCCAAATCTCTATGCCGTAATCCGCCGGGTTAATTGTCTGGAATCTCTGCACGAACGAAGGGTAACAACTCGCTACCTCCATGCCGTCAGGGTGTCGTCCAAACCAGTGGCGCACATCGCCCTTAGTCTGCATGTCAAAGCCCAGCAGCAGGATTCTCTCGGCCCCTAAGTGATAAGCTAAACCTACCGCTGCGTAGCCTGAGTTCCTGCCCGTGTGAATCTTCTCAGGGTCGCGGCTCAAGCCGTCAGCCGTGGTGTCTGCCTTCAGACAGTTAATGCCCCACTGTTCTGGGCTTTCATCCTTCGGCCACTGAACGTCCTGCGTCCAGCACTCACCCTCGAAGTCCTTTGTGATGTCTGCTATGTGGTGCTTCCACCACCTATAGTCAGTTGCCCAGATATGATCTGCGCCCCACGGCTCACACAACCGCCACGAATCATTTACCGCTACGACTTCCTCGCAGACCGCCTTGAGTTTTTCCGCATCCGCTTGGGTCGCGCTAGGGCCGGATGCGATGACCCCAACGCACCGCCTTTTTTTACTTCTTCCGGCAGCGCTTGTATCTTCGTTTCATACGGCTCCGCAACGTCAATCGAGCAGAGGTAAGCGGCCACATCTTTGGGCGGGTCGATCAGCGTCCCTGGTGCTGGCATATTGTACCCATGCCCGCAAAATGGTCTAGTCACTCTCAGCATTTTTTATTCTCAGTCTGCGTAAAAGTTCGGTGCCTTCTGCTTGGTTGCCATGTTCGTGGACTGGTAGTGGATGTCCGTAGTAAGCACGAAGATTTCTTCGGCATTATTGGCAACCGGAGAAGTCTGATTGTTAATCCGTCCGACCCTGTAGTGAATCAAGCCATCCGGCTCAGTCAGGTCTGGAATGATGACCGCCGCAGTCTCCGTGACCACATGCTGATAAAGTGTTCCGGGGCTTGCTGATGTTGCGTAAACTGTGCCGCTGTTCGTTAACGGGCTGGTCGCATGGGCAAAGTCAAACGCCTGTTGGTCAAAGCCTTTGGCGTATGCGTACTCAAACTCCCATGTCACTGCGTTGGTGTCCATCGGGCTGGATACCGTACCGGGAAACCAGTGGACATGAAAATGAACCGGCGTACCCGGCACGATGTCATGCGGGATATGCGCCGTCTGCCAGACGTAATCGCCAACCCCAAACTGGTAAGCGTAGAAGTCCGTGGAGCCAACCTGCGCCCACGCGGGATCGGTTGCAGCCACACCCCTGACCTCGATGGGGCTGGTGATGTCACGCCATCCCCAGTCGGAATCTTCAGCAAAGCGGCCAACCTGCAAGCCCTTGCCGGAATCGTTCGGCAGAACAATGGTGTCCTCTGAATGTGCCTTCGTACCGTAAAACTTAAATGCCATTTTTATCCTCCCCAAAGGAAAGGCCCGCCGAAGCGGGCCAATCCTCCATCAGCGGAGTGCCGATTACAAGGTTGCCTTGATACAACCAGAAGTGCTGTAGCACACGAACGCAAGCCGCTCCTCGGCGCGAACCGTGACCATGTTCTTCTGGAAGTTGGAACTATCCTCGTAGGACATTTCCACGCTTGCCATTTCACGGTCAAAGATTTGGAAGACCTGCGGGTCAAACACCGTAACAGTGCCTGCCGTCTGGCTGTTGGAAACAACAACCTGCATACCCCAAAGCGGGGAACTCATCGGGCCGCCAAGCGGGTTGCCAACAATGAACTGGCCATTGCTGGTTTCGCGCTTCAGTTCCAGATCGCTCCAATCCTTCGGATTCAGCACGCAGACAGTCGGCTCGTAGTTAGACTGCTGGGCCTGCCGCTTCATGTCGCGGATGTACTCAAGCGAATCATCATACAGATTCGGAGAGTCAGCCTGTGCGTATGCCGTCGAGTTGGTGTTGATGCCGGAGATGTAGCCAGTAAGTCCCGTTCCGGTAAGCAGTTGGGATTCTTCCGTCAACTTCAGACCGTACATCAGACGCGAGTCGATGTAGCTAGCCAGGAAGTCGGAGTCGTCCAGCGCCTGCTTGGATACCGGGATGAAGTGCGCGATGGTCACGACTTCTTCAGAATCGCTCGTGAACGTGATCGCGCTTTCGGGCTTGGTCACGTTTTCAGCAGCAACAACCGGAGAGGCAGTCGTGTCGCGAACCACGGCGGCATTATTCGTAAACGCATTTTCCTTCGGGAACCACACAACATTGCTGTTCGTGCGGCCAGTGGGGATTACGTCACGAATACGCAGCGGGCGGTTCGGCTCGTGCCATACCGTGCTGAGTCGATCACCAGCAACAAGCGGTTGCGCCATACCGGAACTCGGAGCATTGACAATGGCCGTCTTCATTTCAACACGGGCAGAACC